CATGACCTTAAAAGAGTTAGCCTCCCAGATTGGTTATAGCGATAGGCATATTATTGAAGGACTTAGAGGCAAAACTCAAATAAGCTATAGCTTGGCTAAAACATTGGCAGAAAAAACAGGCGCTAGCCCCATTTACTTCATGGAGAATCAAGATGACCATGAGTGATAAAACAAGATTTGTTAAAGAAAAGACCGGCATGACCTTAAAAGAGTTAGCCTCTCAAATTGGTTATAATGACAACACATTAATCATGGGGCTAAGGGGTAAAAATAGAATAGGTTATGACTTGGCTAAAATATTGGCAGAAAAGACGGGCGCTAGCCCCATTTACTTTATGGAGAATCAAGATGATAAATAGCATGACTCTAGCCGGCAGAGCTGGCAAAGACTTTGCATTCAAGACAATAGGCACTACCCTAAATAAAGCAGTAGGCAGTATCGCCTATCAAGCTAAGAAATCCGATCCCGTCACTTGGTTCACAGTCGAGATTATATCTTTTGGCACTGATCCCACAGCGCAAAAGGCGGCGGCATCTATCAAGAAGGGCGATCTAGTGCTTGTTCAAGGCAAGATGATTTGTAATGCGTTTGAAGATAAAACTTACTGGAAACTCGAAGCAAATAAATTTGATCTTCTAGCGAGGGACGATGAGCAAAAAAATTAAGCGCGCCAGTCACACGGTTTATTTGCCTACCGCCATGATGCTAAAAGTAGGCGAGATCGCCAGCGCCCTAAATGTAACATCCAGCGTCGTGATTGAAAAAAGCTTAGTGGCTGTTATCGATAATCCAGCGTCCGAGGCTATCGAGTATCTAAAGGAGATCGAGCCAGATAGTGCTATCGAGCGCATCAGTCGGAGAATTTATAACAAGTCATGAGCAAGATCGACAAGCTAAAGAAACTCAAGAAGCAGGGCGAAATTTTAGAGGTAGTACAAGCAAAAACTGAGCAAGCTATCTCTCAAGGCCTTAGCGGTGTTGAGCTTAGAAAAGAGCAAGTTTTGAGCCTTATTGCTGAGGGCAATAGAGAGGGGCAAGCTGCTACGATTGTCGGTCTCAATATTGATACCATCTCACGCTGGAAGAGAGAAGATTCAAAATTCGCTATTGAGGTAGAACAAGCAAAGCTGGCATGGCGCTCTCGCCTAGTGCGTACCGTGATCATAGCAGCCGAGACCGATTGGAAAGCTGCTAAATTCTTGCTTGAAACTCAGTTTAGAGATGAATTCGGACAACAACAAAAACTAGAAATTGAACAAATTGAAAAACCTAAATCAATCGTGATTGACATGATTGACCAGATACGAGGAACAGAAATTGAAACTCAAAAAGAAACTGCAAGCCCCACCACCTCAAAGCCCTTGGATCATCAAGATGACTGATGGGGATCATGTCGATATGGCGGATCATGACTTTATGGCACTGCTCAAAAATATGATCAAGAAAAGCTTTGATAGCGCATATAAAGATGACCACTTCACAAGCTTTTATGAGCTGACATACAAGTATATGATCGCTAAAGAGACGGTATTTGAAAGTAAAAATAGATTTTATTCTTATCTAAAAAGACTTACTCAAATCCATTTTTATCAGCAAATTCACAATAATCATAGGCGTGATAAACGCATGATCACTGAGAGCATGGCGATGAATGGATTGATAACAGGTCATGCTCAATCTGGTAGCACAAAAGGGCTAGTTTTAGGGGGCTTCGAGTATTATGGGCATCCTCGATTCTCAGATGGTGGCAATGCTGAGAAAAACTTTGCCATTGCCCATGATCTAGCCATGATGCTATCTCGACTATCAGATGACGATAAGCAGTTAATTGATCTAGTATCGCAAGACCTAAAACATAGGGATATTGCCAAGCTCATGGGCTGGAAAGATAACACGACTTTTACGCGGATCATGCGCCTAAAGCACAAGCTAAAAGAGATATGGATCGAGGCGTATGCTTAAACTCAATGACCTACAAAAAGAGCTAGTATCGAGATTGTTGCTATCAAATGAAAACTTTATAGCCGTTCGTGCTGGCTGGGGTAGTGGCAAGACAAGCGCCTTAGTTTTTGCCCTTGCTCTATGGGCTGATGCGCATCCGAATAAATCGAGCTTGCTTATCACCGACACAGCTGGTCGTTATAGGCAAGTGCTAGCGCCAGAGATTCAAAAGTGGCTAGGCGCTGAGGGATGGGCATATCATGCGCTTGAGGGCAAATGGACAGCGCCTAATGGGCATACAGTATGGACAAGATCATATTTTCGCCCTGGTACTCAAGACGCATCGCAAAACTCTTTAGAAGGGCTTAACATCACATCGGGGCTTGCCGTCATTGATGAATGCCAGATGTTGACCGAAGAGGTGGCATTCAAGGCGCTAGGTCGTTTGAGAAGTGGGCCAACGCCCAAGCTTATCATGGTAGGCCTGCCGGTATGGGGCGCGTGGTGGGTAGAGATGGCAGAAAAAGCAAATTGCAGACCTATCTTTTTTTCTAGTCATGTCAATGCAAACAATCTAAGCGCTGACTGGTTCGAGGCTACTAAAAATTTACCAGAGGACGAGCGCCTTGCCATGATCGAAAATCAACCTAAGCCACGAGCTGGCATGATATACAATGAATGGACACAAGCGCACATAATCGACGGCTGGCAATACAAGCCAGAGTATAGCGGGCGCATTGTGGTAGACTTCGGATTTAGAAAGCCGAGTGTCCTCTTTATCGTGCATGATCCACATCTCAAAGCTGATGTGATATGCGGTGAGATCAATCCCCAAGAAATAAAACTAAGTGAGCTAGCTAGGCTTATACTCCTCAAGGCTTGCCCTCGTAGTCTAGCTAGCTCATACCCTAATAGAATTTTGCTTGATGGCGCTAGTGGTGATAAAGCCGGTAGCAATCGCAATGATCATACCGCTCAATCGTCGTTCAAGGCACTATCTTTACCACCAGAGCAAGAGGGCATAGGCATGACTTTTAGATGGGCTACCGATCCTATTCGTACCGATATCATGAATGGCATCAACAGAGTTAAACGCCTCATGCACTCAAAGCAAATCTTATGCACTCGTGAGGTCTGGGATGCTGGCGATAGGGCAACAGGCAACTCTTTTAAAAAAGCAATCTTGTCTTACTCATGGGATCAAAAAGAACAGCCGAAAAAAGACGGGCATGAAGACCCGCTCGATGCGCTTAGATACGATGTCATTAATTGGAGATGGTCAGATTCAACAGTCGGCGTCAAGCTTCCTATCGAGGATAGATCGCATATTGTTGAAGAGAAACTAAAACAAAGAAATCTTATAAATGCCAGCATGAGGAGATTTTAAATGGATCGATTACTTTACCTTGAAAGTCTTATTGAAAAAGGGCAAACGCTAGATGACGCGACTCTTATGGAGTACGGGCTAAAGAAAAAACCTAAAGAGCCTAAAGCGCCTAAAGCGCCTAAAGAGCCTAGAGAACGCAAAAAGGCAGGGGGCAAAAAGCCCATACGATTCGATTATAGACTTGTCGATCATACTATGCCAGTACATCAAATCGCTAAGATCATGGGCTGTAATCCGGAGACTGCGCGACAGCTACGATACAAAAAGCTGATCGATCTAGGGCTGGTCATGGATATCAGCAAGAAAGGGCGTTATCGAGTAGCGCCAAGAGTGAAGACGACACAAGAAACAATCAACAGAATCATTGAGATGTACGAGGCGGGCTGTATTTTGAGAGTCATAGGCGAGGCCGTCTCTCTCAGTACGGCATCATGCTACTGGCATATCTCTAGATATAGAGCAAAGAAGAGGAGAGAAAATGACATTGCACAGCGTTAAATTGCTCAGAGATATTATTATGGCATTGCTTAAAGAGGATGATCCCATTAAGAAAAAGCTATTGGCTGTCATTGATGAGATTGAAGTCGATTTGCTGACCGAGGATTGAATATACTTGAGGCAAATTAAAAACAATAAAAAAAAGAAGATAAAGAGGTACTATGAATGTTTTAGCATTATT